TCCGTTTATGTAAACGTCCCCAACAATACGAACTTCTCCGCTATCGTTGCCAATATTTATAACTTCTCCCTGATTAGAAGTTCCAATATAAATTGTATATCCAGAATCAGTGTCAACGCTTATATTGCTTTCTCCAACAACTTTGAGCGGAGTAAACGGAGCAGCTACTATTTTTAGCTTGTCCTCTTCTTCGTCGTAATAAATCATTCCGGCTTGGCTGCCGCCAGTTTTGATTAAATAAATGCCGCCATTTTCAAGTTCAACGCCGTGCAAGCCTTCTCCACTAGAACTTATAACCTTAACGCCTTGTAATGTGCCGCCAGTAACCCTATCTGCGCTGATTGTTCCTGTCGTGATGTGCCCACCATTAATAACCGTTGTACTGTCAGGGTCAGACCAATCTACAAACGACACTTTGCTGTTGAAAACCGTGTTCGTTTCGCTTGTTAAATTTGCCAGATTCAGCCCGCCTTGAATAATCTTTGCAACGTAGTAGTTGAAGTCGCTTTGAGCTTTCAAATCAAGCGCAGAAAGCGTGTATGTTCCATCTTTGTTTAAAACTCCGCGTAATTGCGGAGGGTCAAGATATGAAGTTGTTGAATTAGCACTAGCCATAATCAATCCTCGTCTGCTTCATAGGTTAATTCCGGCGCTGTCAATTCAAAATTTGAGCCGGAAACATTTGAAAATTTCATCTTGAATCTGCGCCCCTCTAAATTGATAGATAAAGAGTATAGTTTTCCTGACGGACTTAATATTGCATTTTTCGTTTTAGTCTTGTTGTCAAACGTAACGTCAATGCGCAATATTCCATTTCCTTTTGCGTAGAAATAGAGAATGTCGGCGGTTTTTGTAACACGGTAGGCATGATAAAGCGTAGAACCGGAAACATAACCATCTTGCCAAGGAGTTTCCCAAAACGCGTTGATATGTGTACCGTCAAAAGTTGTTGAATTCGCATCTAACGCAAACACATATGTTGAATTTGCAAACAGCAATTCGTCGCCAAACTCCATAAAATCAGTTATGGTTATTCCGCGCCATATCATGAACGTACCGTTAAGTAGGTCATAGACAATAACCGCGTTGTTTGTCGTTGAGCTTCCCTCCGGAAATGCACAATACAATATGTGCTTATGGATTATGCTAACGGCATTTTGAGCATAGGATTGATTTATGACGATATCTTTTGCCTTATCTCCAAGCAATGTATAAGCTGAAACCCCGTTGTAATAATACAAGCCATCTTTTGAGAGGAAGAACGCTCTGTCGCTTGTTTGGACAATTGTCTTTTCGGCAATCGCTCCAACGGACGAATACACTTGTTTGACCTCATAAACTGACGGATATGTTCCGACAACTCTTGAGATATTGTTTGTCTTAAAAATCACCAAATCGGAGAATATGTTTGAAACTCCTATGCAAACTCCGCCGTCCCACGTAGGCAGATTAATAATTCCTGCGCCATCCTCTGATATAGTCCAATTTTCGGGGCCGGAATGTCCTTCTCCGATGGTATCGGAATAATAAATCGTATTTGGCGTAGCCTTTACGCCTGTAGCCCATATTCTCTCTGCGTGAAGCGCTAGAGATTTTGCTACCGGAGGGGTACCGCCGAGATTTTCAAATGTAGCTCCGTCCCACTTTTTCATAACATCCGAGCCATTACCCATAATAACAACGTCCGTTGCGGATATCTGATAATTGAAATAATCCCAATCTCCGCTTGTAAGTCCGGTTGCAAGAGCAGACCACGCCGAGCCCGTCCAATAATAAATAGCCGTAGCAGTCGCCACAAGCAGATATGATGTAACCGCTCCGGTTGTTGTGTTGGTTTTATAAAACTTCATCAACCGCGTTATTGCCGCCGGAGCCGCCGTACTTATGTACTTGGAGTATCCGTTTATTGTCTTGAGCGTTCCTGTAGCAATATCAACATTTTGCGCATTTTTTGACTGGCTAGTTGAAAGTTCGCTATCGTCAGCAGACTGATTCAATCCTCCGGCAAAGCTCTTTATTTTAAGTGTACTCATTCAAAATCACCATAGTTATAAGTGGCTTTAACTTTGCGCCGAGCCATCTTACCCCCTCCGCGCAAGGCGTTTAGTCCGGAAGTCCATTTGCTCATCCAATAGCCGGACTTGTTCAGTGACGTTGATGTACCCTTTATGATGTAATATTGAGCCGCCGCAAAATAGCAAAGCAACCGCCATGAAACGGAATCTGGAAACGGATATACGTCAGTCGAATCGTCCATATCTGCGGGGATATACTCATATTCAACCGTAAGAGTTTCAAGCGGAGATGCATTGCACCATATCAAACCGTTTTGCTCCTGTGTCCATGCAAGACACCCGTCAGCGCTCTTTGTCGTTATAAGCCCCCAGAACGTCTTTGTGAGGTCGGCAATGTCAAAGCATGAATTAGCATCAAGTGTGACGTTTTCGCTCGTAGTGAGCCGTATACGCTGCGCTATGACGTTCTTGGCCTCATTCAGCGCCGACGTTAATCGAGCTTCGACGGTTGAAAAATCATCATCATCTGTGTCGGCCTTAATATAGTCGGCTGATTCCGTTATCAGCGTTTGTAGTGTTATATCTGCCATGATTCACCGCCTTATGTGTCTTTAATAATTGCTTTTTTCATGTCTTTTGCCATTTCGTGTATCATATCGTTACGCCTGTTTTCTTGCGCACGTTTAATTTTCTCGTTATGTTCGTCAACCTCTGCAACGAGGTCGCCGTAAATGTTTTTGTAATATGTTTCGCCAATTCCAAGAATTGTGTCGCGGTCAAATTCATCCCATTTGGTGCTCTGGAAAAATGCGCCGTTAAAATAAATTATGTATGATTCCGCATCGTAGTTGAACTCAATGTCGAATAGTGGGTCTATACCTTGCAAAATTGGGCGTATCTCGTAACAGTTCGCCCCGTTTTTATCAATTCCAAACATTTTAGTCTCTGTAATCATTCTTCACCTTTTTAAAACAGGGGCGGTTTTTTATGCCGCCCCCATATATCGTTGGTTAGCCCTCTGTAATGTCACCGATAAGAACGTGAGCATTACGCATCGACGCGCCGAGTTCCTGATAGACATATAGGACAGCCTCGTAAGCATCGTATCCAGACACGCGGGACAGAATCGCTCCGTCCTCCTGCATCCAGTCGAAGTCTGCCAGACGGTAGATTGACAGTTCGTTTTCGTCAACGCAGTAAATCTTGTTTGCGGGTGCATCTTTGTCGGCTATGATAGGAATCATGCCGTGTGCGCCGCCAAGATAAGACAGAGCCTTGTAACCGCCCTGTAACTCCTGAGTGTTTACAAGCTGCTTAGAGGTAGTGAGCAATGCCTGATATGCACGACGTACGCCAAAAGAGGTATACATAGCGGTGCACATACCCGCAGAGTTTGATTCAAGGGTATCGATTGCTTTCTGGATTATGCTGTCAGAGATTGCACGGGCAGTACCCGCAGACGAGGGGTTATTCTGTACGGTTGCAACCCACCACGGATATGTTGAAACATCAAGTCCCTGCAACGTGGTAGTTGCCGAAACGATGCCCGCCAGACCCATCAGTTCCTTGTTGCGAGAACCCGCAATGTAGACGGAATAGGTATTGCCTATGCTTGCGTATGTCGCAACGCCCGTGGTAAGTACAAACACGGTTGCGCTTGTGATGGATGCAACGGTATCTCCGACAACGCCCGCCGTTGTTGCGCCGGTAGAGGTTACGAGAACGTCAACGGGCATACCGACACGGAGTTTTGCGGTGCTGTCAACGGTAATTGCAGTTGCACTGGAAGCGGAGGCGCAAACTGCGAGTGCTCCGGTGCCGTCACCGAACGCCTGACGGTTCATAGAGGACTTCATGTCGCGCTCAAGTCCGCGCATTTCGGAATCAACAGCGCGGAGGAATGCACCCTCGTTGGAACGTGCCGCTTTCATTGTGGGGCCGGTAATCTGAATGCGACCGTACTGATATTTCATCGGTACAATGCACTCTTTATACGCCTGATTTCCGGCTGCCGGAAGTGCTCCGCCCTCGCCACGTGCGCCGACGCCCTCGTTGCGTCCATAGTGCAAGGGAATTGTAAAGTTTTTACCTACAACGGAATCCTCGTTCTTTTCCAGTCTGGAATAGAGAATTGAAGAACTGTTTAGCTGTTCACGAATTGGGCCAAGATACTGGTTTTTCAGTATCGAATCAAATGTGGTTAATGTAGCTCCTGCCATTTATAATTCACTCCTTATGTTTGTTCTCGCAGAGTACGGAGATAAGCTTTTGAAGCCTCCCGCGCTTCTGCATATGTCTTAGGCGTTGACACTACTTGCGCAGGTGCCGCGCCGCTTCCCTCTACAGGCTTGTACGATGTTCGTTTTCCCTCTATGTACTCTTGAATCGCCTTGTTTCCTATCGCGGTTTCGTCAACTTTTTTGGGGGGAGTTTGCCGTAAAGCAATTGTCATTGCGGTATCAAGGTCACACTTTGCCTTATCTGCAATCTCAAATATTTTAGATTTGTTTGAGTTAAAGAACTCTCCAAAATCCTTGTCAGCAGATAGTGCTTCTGATTCCTTTGTCATTGCCTCTTTGCGCTGATACTCGGAAAGAATGTTTTTCGTTTCCATAGCGTCTTTTTCGGCTTGTGTAAGCCGCGACAATATTTCTACGGGAACATTCTGCTTCGCGGCTTCTGCTTGCATTTCCTGATATTCAAGCGTTCGCTGTAAATCCTCAAATGTCTGTATCGGGTTTCCCTCCGGTGTTACGCCTCCGAGCTTTGCGATTGTGGCGTTAACCTTGTCAAATGCCGCCTTTTCCGCTTCGGCTGTCTTTTCTGCAAGCCGCCTCGCAAACGACTGAGTTTCGGTTATGGGCTGTTCAACGGGTGCGGTTTCAGGAATAGTCGTGTTGCCTGTAGGTGCTGTATCTATCGGGGTGGCGGTTCCCTCCGGTGTGGCAACGTCAACCACATCGGCATTAGCAGCCGTAGTCTCTGTGCTGATTTCGTTCATGGTAGTTTTCCTTTCTCGTTGAGCGACTTCGAGTTATTAGCAGCTCATATTTTTTGTTCCGTTATGCTACGGGGTTTTGGGAAGTTGTGTTTTGCGGAGTAGACGTTACAGCGGAACCAGTTGAAACTTCTGGTTCTGGTGATTGCAGTTGCGTGTTTCCAACAAGTTTTTGCAGATAAAGGTCCATGTGCTGTTGAACGTGATAGTCAATTGCGGCCTTGATTTCGTCGGGTAACTGCATATACGTTTCGCTCTTGCGGAGTTTGTTGTGTTCCTTAACATGAGCGTCGTGGTTGTAGAAGTCTCTTACATCGGGCGTAGTGTCGCCCTGTTGGAACCTATCGTTTTCGCTCTGAGCCTGTGCGGAATCCTGTTCAAACTCTGAATAAACATCGTCCACAATACCGAACTCAAGAACTTTCATGATAAGCTGGCGGTCACGCTCATTTGTCGGAACAAGCAAGCCATATTGAACCATCTTTATTACATAGTCTTGCATTGCTGATTTGCTCGTCTGGTACATGGTGCTTTCGTTAACGCGAACGTCAATTGAGGTCAAGTCAGAACCGACAAAATGCATTGTTTCGACTTTGCGGTTATCTCCCGCAATTCTAACCGTGCGTTCAATGTCGTATTTCTTTTGAACCATTTTGAGGAGATAGCGCATATATGCTTGTTTGCACGCTATGAAGTTTGCAATAGATGGCCCAAGCTTTGTATCGTCTTGCTCTTGCAAATATCCGATTGCCGTTCCCGAAGTAACTCCAGTAGGAGTTGAGCCATGCGAGGTTTCATGTTGCCCCGATACGAACTCAAGCTCTGCGTTGAGTAGGTCGATGTTTTGATATACGTCAGCGCCGATTTGCGGAGGCGTTAAATACTTTGGCTCCGTTCCAACGGGGTTATATTCGATAAACTGCCCGGGTTCGTTTGTCGGTTCTTCATCAAGGCAACCTTTAGGAGCCATAAGAATTGGATTTCCAAATAGGTTTTTGTTTTCAATAATCTGCGAGCGAGATTTGTTTAATTCACGCTGTATTGGTATAAGCTGTTCACACAAGCACGTCGGCATAAGTCTGCCGGGTACTTTAATGTGAAAGAATGGGAAGAATGGCAATTCACGTTCCGAATCGTCTTGTTCTCCGAATCCAATATCTTCGTCATAGAGCAGAACCTTGTCGCCACAGGTCGTTATTCTGCGACCTTTGGGGTACTTTCCTGACGGCTTTTCCCAATACTCATGAATTGCCGCAGAATCTTCCAACTTCTGATATGAAATTCCACTGCCATTAGCGGAAAGCGTTAATAGTTTTGCCTCATACAAGTTTGTTGCGGTTAGTCCACTTTCGGCCTGTACTTCGATTCCGTAGACCTCTTTTATGTAATCAACAGTGCGTACTTTTTCGTGACACACCCAAGTGATATCTTCCCAATTGGAACAGGAGGTATCGAATTTCAGTTCCAGAAACGGAACAACACAGGAATCAATGTCACCCTCTCGCATCGGAGAACTTTCGTATAAAAGCGTACCGTCCTCTGCTTGCTGCGGTAGCATTCTGCCTTTCTGCGGGTTCCAGTAAGGTTTCATAAATGAAATTCCAGTACACAGCCCCCATAGGCAGTTGTCGCGGTCAAGCGCCTGTAACCCTAGTTCGTACTCAGCCCATTCAACAATCTTTTCAGCTATCCTAGCCGCCCGAATATCGTTGTTGTCCGAAGTCGCCGGGTTTACATACATCGTGAATTTGTTTTTAGTCATTTTTGCAAGCTCAGTGCGCACTATAGGCTGTATCTTGTTTGCCACATAACGCACTTGCCACGGTTCGGAGGGCGGCTCGACAAGCCTGTTTGTGCTTCTGTCGGGCTTAATCCATTGCTTACCAAGGAAATACGAAATGTTCAGATAGGCTTGCAATTCGTAAGCGTCACGCTTGCATTTTGAGGTCTTATCGGTAACGAACTTTACAAGGTCGTTTTCATTTACGGTTTTGACTTCATTCACACGTTAATCCCCCTTTGGGTGGCATTCGCGGTAGTGCTGCAGCAGTTGGCCTTGCGTTTCGCACATAAAATCACACTTTTTGCAGTGTCTTAGTGTGGTTTCCTCGCATTTTTCCGTTTCAATGGGTGATTCCATGAGAAGCGAAACGGAATATCCATCAACCTCTGTCACTTCATCAGCGAATATTGGCAAAAACGGGGCGTTCAGTTTCTTTCCGAGAGCCTCTATCGCCTCCGGTTCACTTTCAGCCGCAACAAAGTCTTTGTAATCTCCGAACCCGCCGTAATAAAGTTTTATAGCCACGCTTCACCGTCCAGTTTCTTTGTTAAATCGTCTTTTTCTCTGCGTTTTATGGGAGTTTCGGCGCGTTCCTGTGCTTTGTACTCAATAAAACTGCCGGATTGTATGCGGTCAAGAAGTTTTGAACGTTCTTTTTTCCAATCCTCACGCTCTTCTTCTAGCCGTTTTTCGGCGTTCCATGTAAAAAATGCAAACGAAGCAACGCAAATTACGCAGAACGCAACGAACAATATTTCGATTACCAATAGTCCACCCTCCGAACTTTCTTTGTGAGCCTGTCCAAGTTTTTTTGAACTCGATATTCCATAGAGCCAATTGGCGCGCCCGCTTTTTCGGGCTCTTTGCCGCCACGAGGGCGTGAAGCTGTCCAATATCTGATTGCATCCGGCCCATGAGTGAGTTCATGCGGTTCGTTTGCAACATCGTTAGGGTCTTTCTCGTCGCATTGTAATTGAGGCAAACAACGAATGATGTTTACACAGTTTTTAAAGAAAGTAAGTGGAGCGGTCATTACCCCATGTTCGTCTTTGTACGGTTTCAGCCATTCTTTGAGGTTGTACCAACCTTGAACGCGGTTGTTTGCTGCTTTTGCAAGCGGTATTCCATGCTGCATAAAGAGTTCTGCTGTACTCGCGCCCGTTTCCCTTTGCCTGTTCCATAAGTCCGGCGGTGCGGAGTATGTATAAATCTTGTCGGTGCCGTTCATTTCTTTTAGCAGTTTCGCGGCATCAGATATTAACAATCCGGATTTGTAAACTTCTCGATACACATATGACTTGTTATGCCAGTCTGTGGCTATCCAGTAGCAAGCGAACATATCAAGTCCGTAGTCGAGCGTGATACTTCTGCGCCAATCATCAGGAATTGGGAACGGGTCGATAACGTGTATATCTTTGCGCCATTCATCGAAGTACGCGCCGCCCGGTATCCCATATTCTCCGAGGCCAACAACGAGATAACGCTCCGGGTCTGTTACTTTAAGGTTTTCAATCAATCGTCTATCGGCATCGTCAAGCCACTCGTTGCACCTGTATGTAGTTGTTAATGTAAATGCATCGGGGTCTTGCTTGTCGAAGAATCTTGTTTTAGTCCAGTGACTATTAATCCAAGGGTTAAATGACAACGTAATTTGCTTCCAAAGTCCCTCAGGAACTTCGCCTCGAATGGTTTCGTCGAGCGTTTGAAAGTCCGCTTCATCGTCAATTTCGAAAGCTTCTTCCAGCCACACCCAACACAAAACGCCTTTGTCGACCGTAATAGATGTAAGTTTTAAAACATCATCAAATCCGCGGAACAGTATTTTTTGTTTCGTAGGTTTGTACATCGCTTCAAGCGGGTTTTCTTTAAACTGCCAGTATCTCGATACACCGAGCCGTTCAGCCGCCCATTTGAGCATTGCAAACGTAGAATCGTGGTGAGTGTTATATGTTTTACGGACCACGAGCGCGTTTGCTTGCGGATATTTCATTATGTTTGAGATAAACCACAATGCCGTAGTTGTTGACTTTTTAGAAGCTCGTCCGCCTTTTACAACGCGATAACGATGTTTGTCTTTCCAAAACTCAGCGTATCCGCTGCCGACTATCTCGGAAAGTTTTACTGTGTTTGATTTTGCAGTTTGTGTTGCCATAACCCACCTTTAATTGCGGAAATACTCCGAACCCATAGGAACGAATATTGCGCTTGAATCGTTGAATACAACTCCGCAGCCTAGTGTTGGCCTATATTTTGCGTGTTTTCCATATGCAAATGCATAAGCGTCAATATCAATTCCGCAACCTACATTCATTCCGAAAATGATGTTTCGTGGGTTAGCCGAATACTTGCAACCTCCGAAAGCATGAGAGTGTCCTATTACCGTACTCATGCGCTCCTGTATGGCGCTATTTAAGGCCCCATCTTTTCCGGCACAGTTGATTCCGTGTTTGTAAAGTACATTATTTAAGATAAATTCTTCTTCTATAGTCCAAGTCTTTGGTATCTCCAAAAGCTCCGAATACGGTTTTAAAAATCTTTCGCCAAGTCCAACGGTTGCCGCTTGTCTAACGGGTATTGTGTCGTGATTTCCTATGCACATTCTTACTTTAGGAAATGCCTTAACGTATTTTTTGACTTCTGCAATCGCCATGTCCAATTCGTCATATGCTCCCTTTGCACACGTTTCGGTTAGGAATCTGCTAATTGCGTGATGGTCTACAAGGTCGCCGGCGCACACAACTTGTCCAACACCATAACGTTTAAATGTATCCTTGCAAAACTGTAAGTAATTTGGGTGATTGAATGGTATGTGCGGGTCGGAAAATACACCAACGGGCTTTTCGCTCATACTTTTTTTGCTCCTTGTCGCGCTGTGTGCCATATCCCATAATTGTCTCTCTGTCTTATCGGGGAATTTTGGTTTTAAGCAATCGACTATTTCATAAAGGGATAACCCTCGTTCGCGCAGTTGTTTGATTTCATCTTTGCAGTCCATAATTTCACCTATTTACCGCACCTCAAACTTTTCTAATATCCTGCCACTCTCGCAGCAGTCAATTCTGGAAATACTTCTAGGCCGTCCGAGTTTTTCCCATAGGTCGTGTTGTATATAAACGATCTCAGGCTCTACGCCTTTGGTTCTCATGCGCTTTATATGTTCGCGTATTCTGTCGGTGCTGTTCATAAGGCATCTTCAATTCTCCCCGTAGGGCAAAAGAAAAAGGAGCTAAAGCATTTCTGCTTTAACCCCTGTTGGTTGTTTCCGATTACCCAGTTGTAACCGTCTTATATGCGGTTTTCCTATGTAGTTCTACGACGACAACGCCACCGTGCACCATCTTGACCTCTGCGTCATTGCCGCGTTTCATTATCTGTTCTATTGCGGAGATTGCTATTGCATCAAGCAAATATCATCACTCCTTTATCGTTAAGCGAATGGTTCCATTTCCTTTTTGATAAATTCCAAGTCGTTCTGAAATAAGTGGTATCTCTTTGTATTCTTCAAGAAACTTTGGAACATATATTTCTTTTGCTGCCTTTATAAGCGAGTCGTTAAGTTCGTTAAATATTGACATTGTTGCTCTCCTTATGTTCTCGTTTTTGTGCCGTTGTCCGCTTCAAAAACTCTATAATTTAGGAGAAACCTCACGGACGTGGTTTTATCTGGAGTACCATGAGAGATTTGAACTCTCACCGCTAGTTTGGAGGACTAGAGTGCTAAACCGTTGAACACCAATGGTACATATTGTGTGGGTATTTTTGCCTACCCACGAGGCTGATGTTAATTGCTTAGATTAGCAACCCTTTTTCTTTTTGCCACCCATGTTGTTCACCACCTTACCGTTTTTCTTTGACATTTCTTCGAACCAGTAAAAAGTAACCGTGTTATTCATGTAAGAATCCTTTATCATACTAAAGTGGCGATTTACAACGAAGTATACAAATTCGTATATACAGATACGCTGCGTTCGGCCGCGCCATGCCACCCCCCCCGGGGGTCGGGTACGTCAATAGAGGGGGATAGGCCGTCTGCCAGCGCGTGTCAGTTTCAACAAGTACATATGCCTGCCTGCTGTGATAGGCAAGGCACATGGTATGTAGTACGCATGATGCACAGCGTAGCACGCGTATTGAGTATGTATATCTATGCACTGATTATGCACGATATTATAGCGTAATAGTTATGTAATTAAACAAAATAATATTTTTGTTTGAACCCGCAAACCCTTGAAACTACTGGTATTACAGCGTTTATATCAACAAAACAAGGAAATGAATACTGTAATTACCATATTTGAGGTCGTTTGCATAGTAGTGAATGAATATTAACCGAATGCTCCAGCCTACTCCAAATCGTCAACAAAGGTTATTGGAGCAATATCACAACTGATTTCCTGACGGTCTGCATATCGGAGGCCGCCGGTTCGCTCGGAGTTGTTGGTTGCATAGAACATTGCGCCTCGAACGCCGTCCTTGTCTCCAAGCCGTCTTGACCAGTAAGCCCTGACTTTCGCACACGCGAGCGCTATAGCTCCGCAATAATCGGCACTTAAGTCTCCGGCATAACCGGGCTTTCCGTATCTCGTCAATGTGTCTTCGCTTATTCCAAGTCTGATTGCAAGGTCTTCAAGTGATATCGGAGTTTCTGAATAAAAGGTTGGGTTGCCTTGTCTATCTGTAATCTGATTGCCGTCTTTATCAAGTACCGGCTTGGCTTCGCAATCGGAGAAGTAATTATCTATTCCATTCTGGAGGTCTTCGATATTATCATATTT